CTGAAAATGCGTTTTGACGCAGTAATCGTCCATGCCCAGGAAGCTGCCAGCCATAACGGTTTTAATCCCCTGAACATTGTCAATTACGCAATGGTGTAAATGACCAAGCAACACCGCATACACCGGGCGCTGCGCCATCATCTGCAGCGTCTGAATCTTCTGTGGTGTAGGCTCATAATCGCCATGAACGCCAACATAATTCTTGCCCCGAACATCCATGACATACATCGTAGCGTCGATCTTCTCTCCATAGCCGATCTGCACGTTTTCAAACCCCTGCAAGCGTGCTGCCAAATACCACTCCACCAGATCATCCAGACGCTCCTGCGTCAAAGCACGTTCCTTCTGGTCGATACGAGAGTGATTGCCTGCTACGCTGACAAAGCGTACCTGGGCAAAATGCTTGCTCAACTCGGCCAGGAACTCTGCAATCAGCTCAGACACACCCGTGATTTGCTCAATAACATTTTCCTTATTCGTAACTGCTATCTGGTAATGGATGTTGCCGCTGATCAGATCACCGTTTGCCCACACAATGCAATTCTCAGAGCCGTGCGTCTTACCAATGTCAATAATCCGATCAAGGTAATTCCTCATCATCTGAGCGCAGATCTCAGATGAATACTGACACCAATAATTGTCAACCTGCGCTCCAAAGTGGATATCGTTCAAGCTCACCAGCAAATCATTGTCTGCATGATGGATCTCTGCCGGTATATAGTCCAGTGCCGGCAGAGATCCGCTCTGAACAGTTTTGATGATAATGTCATTCAGCTCTTCCTGTCGTGCGCGCTCGCGCACCAGCTTATTGAATGCCACACGCTGATCGTAAAAACGCTGGCGCTCCTTCTGCACCTCAATGCGCTTCTGATCCAATTCCTTCATTATATTTTCAGCGTCAGGATGCTCATCACACGCCTTCTGCCGTAGCTCGTGATCCAACAGTTGCAGCGTGCGGTTGCTGCCGTAAAGCATCCTGCGGCAGACGTCGCTGCTATACTCCTGGCCATAGACGTACTCCGAAAGCTCGGTGTAGTCAATGTCTGCCAGCGTTTTATCCACCAGCTTACCATATACAAGCCTGCGATGGTAATCCAGCGCAGATTCGCCCTCTCTGCGATTCAACATCGCTCTCACGCTTTCTTGCCGCTTACGGACTTGTTCAGCAGTGCAAGAACACTGCGGTCTTCTTCAACATAGTAATGGTTGACCGTCCGCTTAATCGGCACCTCGGGCAGCTTTGCACGGATTAAACTCGCTTCATGTTTGGTAATCTGAATCATTTTCATTCCCCTTCGTTCAATAAAAATGCCGGGGAGATGTAGCTCCCCAGCCGATAGAAGTATTACACCTTTGTGGTGTATTCGTTGCTAATATAATTTCCGTCTATCAGGCAATACCATCCAGTCGCGGCATCAACCGACATGGCTTCCAGAACCTGATTCATTCTGACCACGCGGATAACGTCTCCATTGACCGGGGCGTTGCGCACATTGACAGACCAGGCGTTAACACGGATTTGGAATCCATTCCCACAACCGCTCAACACCTGCTGAAGCATGGCGTAGCTCTTCTTACCGAACTTACCATCCACAGCAAGACCGTTCTTCCTCTGGAAATCCTTGATCGCCAGTATGGTCTTGGAACCGCAGTCGCCATCTATGCCATCCTTGTTTGCGCCAAAAGTACCCAGATCGTAGCCAAGGCGTACAAAAGCCGTCTGCAATTCGACAACGTCTTCGCCCTTCGTTCCTCGCTGAATCGTGCGGTCGCCGAGCTTATAAACGTGCATCGTCGTTTCCGTTGCAGGCGGCACAATCGGAGCAGGTGCTTCGGGCGTAGCTGTCTGATCATGGTCTGTATCATATTCCATTACGGATTTCGGAATATACGCCCAATTTGTCCACGAACGATCGGCTACCTTTGTCTTAACAATGCCATTCTTGAAGTCACGTGCCTCCACAGCATAACCGCTGCCCACGTAAACGCCAACATGACCGGATGCAAAAAGTAGAACGCCCGGTACATCTGGCAGCGTTGCAATGCTACCGTACTTCGCGCCCTTGCTTTTGCACCACGTCAGCATACTGTTCGCACCTTTGTCTGGGAAACCGTTGCCGCCATATTTGCTGGATATTTTCTTATCAGTGCCAATAGCTTCCAAAGCGCTCTGGCCGCCGCTCGTCCAAAAGAATCCCTTGATAAGGCCGGCACAGTCAGCACAAACCAGTTTTTGACGAACATCTTCATTATATTTAGCCGTCCTGGAGCTGCCATAGTGTGACTTGTACTGCGTAGCTTTGCGGTTCAGTAAATCAGCAGAGCACTTATAGACGCACGTCCCGTACCAATAAGGCATGCCCACCATTGATAAGCAAAAAGAGACAAGCTGAGAGGCTTTCAGCATCAGCTCTCAGCTCCTTCCAGGCCTTCCTCTACATCCAGATCGTCGTCGCAGATTTCAAATTCTTCAACGATCTCGCCGAATCCAGACTCCACCAGGATGTCCATTTCCTTGACTGCGCTCTCGATGAACGCTTCCACCTCGTCATTAACCATAAAGCCTTTGTCGATCAAAAGGCCAATCACATAATCCTTCTTCTCACCGCGACTGATCGCGCCAGTCTCGCCCAGCTTCTCTGCGGCAAGGACGAATTTCTGCACGACGCTGTACAGACGTTTCTCTTTCAGCCACGGGATCGCCGTATCCTTCACCCACGGCAGTACAAGCGCGCTCATGACAACGCTCAGAATCGCAACTACCAGCTGCAGAACCGCCGTAGCAATCTCACTGTAAAAATTCATTTCTTCCGTTCCTCCCTGTCAACGCATACAGCGCGTTATTTTCTATACATATATACAGAATCTGACAGGTGGTCTGAAAAGCCGGAAAAATGCGATCCCACGAGACACGTCTAAATCAAGCACTCTCAGTTTTTGTGCATTATGCTATCATTTCCCGCCTGTTATCAGCTGCTGCCTGCGCGTTTAACTCAACGGCACATGCCTGGCAATACTTCTGGCGATTCGATGTTTTTCGTACCACCACACCACAGTTCTGACATGTCATGTAGTTCTCTCCCACAAGCTGCATGTACTGATTGCCCAGATTACGGAAGTCTGAAATGAAAACAGACACATCTTCTTCCTCTGTATCAAGAATCTTTACGTTCAAGTTGATGTTGTCAACAATATTACTGTAGCCGACATAACCCTCACGCCACAGATCGTTGATCATCAACGACTGCCGTTGACGGTTACTGTGATATTAGCAAGCGCAAACACTTCGCGAGGCGAGCGGTTCACCCAATTCCCATTGCGGGGGTTCACGGCATTCCCGTACTTTGCCAGGCAAAGCAGCGTAAACATCAGACGCTGGGCAAGCCTGCCGCCCAGCCGTCCAATTTGTTCCATCTCTCTTTGGGATATCGTTACTCCCCTTACATCGATCAGTGGATACTTACCCGCCCCGCTGGCGCATCGGCTGATTGCCTGACGCCATCGCGGCAGGGTAATCGTAGGATCGCATCTTAGAAGGAATTCCTCCAACAGGCGCTCGATCTCATTCCGCTTGTACCCCATGCTGTGATAATACTTCGCTACGCGCATCAGCGTCTCTGCCGGTCTCTGTCCCAGACTCCCGCTCTCGATCGCATTCTCCGCCCACGCTTTCTCGTTCAAAATGATTTCCATCATACATGCTCCTTTTTCTGATCATCTTAAAACACTGTCCACCGTACACAAAATCGCCGCCGGCATCCTGTACGGGGTAGGAAATTAAAAAATCGTGTTTCTGAAGCAGATTCTTCACGATCTGAGATCCGCACACGTCCCACGCAAACTGCTGTGTCCCGGCACGGCGATAACACAAATCGATCACCAGGTCACAGAGCAAGGCTTCATTGCTACACACTTTCAGACATTCTTCCTGAAAAACGCGCTGCAGGTTGTCATTGCGCCAGCCCGCGTCCTCTCCCAGCACCTCGCGTACCTGACGCTTCTCGCTGATTTGCTCCTTAATACGCTCGGTATGTTGCGCGTACAGCTTGGCTATCGCTGTATATTGCCGAGCCGTATAACTAACGCCACTTTTTATAATATTCGTATCGAACTTCCTGCCGGAATAATTCAGCTTGAGGTAGCCATCAAACTCCCTTTCAAATATGCGGCAGATGCGATTCATGACACAGTTGTTCATACCTACGGGCATCCGGCGCAGATAATGCCGTATGAAGGTCTGCTGTTCCTCCGATCTGTCCTCTTCGGGGATGGCCAAAAGATCGGCGGGTTCAACACGGAACTCACGCAAGCACTTCGTCCGTGTATTCTGGATATATGTATTGTACTGACTCATGAGCGTAGGATAGATGTATCTCATGAAATACGGTTTCTTGTCTGCCACAATCCGCGCATTCAGATCACGTCTTGCGACATCTGCCTCGGTATGGTCTTCGTGCAGCGTGTTTGCATGCCGGTCATACCAATAACGCGGCATGGGCTTACAAATGATGCCTTTGGCTTTATCTCCTTTATACCCTCGGTTTCCCGATATTTATTAGGGGAGTAGACTATATCATCACCCGGCAAAGCCGGGGCACGGCACTTCCCCGTCAGGAATTTCACCTGACAGGTACAGGCTTCATCATCTCATTGAGACGGTATGCCTTAGTCGTTTAACCTTCCCACGCCTCACAGCATGGGCTTGGCACCGGATCAGCTTGTGCGGTACACATTTAGCTTTCCCGGTTAGCAGCGGCACAGCCACCACACCCGGCATTTGCCGGTTCACCGTGTTTTCGATACGCATTGCTGCGTAAAGGCACTAATTCAAATGCAATTCTGTTGGAATAACTGCCCGCACTTGATGCGGTAGTCAAGCACTCGGTACTCCTCGGAATCAACTGAGAAGTTCGCCTGCACGTCAAACATCGACGTAATCCAATTTGTAGTACGGCCGATATCGTCGCCGAAGCTGGCGATGTTGGCACGCACCAGGTCGTCCTCCGACACCTCCTTCTTTTCGCCCTTGCGCTGTACGCAGAAGATCGTAGGCGTTTCGCGGACATTGTCCACCAAAACCCGGTTGTCTGTAATGAAAATTAAATCTCCATCTTTCCTTGCTACCTCATGTCGCCATGAGGAGTAGACTATCTCATCAGCTCATTGAGCTGCTGGGCGCTTCCGACAGAGGAATTTCGCCTCCATCGTACCGGACTCATAGGCATGCCATACGGTTTAGCCCGTTCTCCGTAGTCGTTACACCTTCCGTTGGTTTCCCAACGGCTTGGCACGATATGATCTGTAATCCTTTCTGACAGATTTTTATCGTTAGCAGCCTCGCGGCCACACCCCGCATGTAC